CCAAGTCACCCAGCTGCGAACTTGATGAAAGGGACTGGATGACTATACAAGAATGGCGTCCTCAATGACCCATCCATCTTGCGTTAGTTCGTCCTTTCGTTGCTTTGCTTCAGACTCTTCAACATCAACAAGTAGAAACTGATCCTGCCGTTGGCAGTAGAGACGCATAAGGCCGCACATACCGAGGCTTCGGAGTGGGTACAACCAGTTATAGGGGCACAAAAAAGGGGGCGTAAGCCCCCTGTCTATCCACCCGGATCTTGCTTAAGCAGCGTAGTCGCCAAGCCTTGCAGTGGGGGGCTGGGCCTGAACCTCTTCTTCCGGCTCAAGGACGATCACGCCGTCCTCGATGATCACCTTCACGTAGCTACCAGGAGTCATCTGGCACTGGTGGGTGTAAGCGCGGGATACAGGAATCAGGCCCTTGGGGCCCACACGCAAACGATAGGTAGCTTCTTTGCCAAAGCCCTCTGGTCGGTGATAGGTGATAGGACCTAATTCATGACCATTGGCTTCAGCCAGTGCCTCGAAGAACTTGGTGCGCTGGATGCTCTGCTTCCCGTTACGGCGACAGACATATCCAGCACCCTCCATCACTGCATTGCGATCCTCACCCTCATGAGCGTTGAGGTAGTCAAGGAGTTCCTTTCCCTTGAGTGGCATGACATTGTTAGTTGACTCGTGTCAATGATAGCTGCTTAACCCCAGGTTTCATTGCCTTCATATCCACCGAGTGCACCACCAACACCAGCGATGAGTGAGGAAGCAATGATTGATCCAGCGCTCTGACCCTGTGCCTTGGTTGGCGGCAGCGTCATCGGAGCAAGCCCTGCAATCGGCTTCACCGGATCCATGTACTCACGCTTCCGGTACTCCTGACCGGCCTGCTGGAACACCGAGTCGGTCTGCAGTTGCAGGCTCTGAAGCTCACGCTTGTACTGGTTGGCGCCCAGGTCGAAGCTTGGGATCGTCAGCTTCTCCAGCTGAGCCTTGGCCAGCCCGTAGTCCGCTGCGTAGCGGTCGGTGCTGTACTTCATCCGGCTGGCCAGGTCCTCACTCTCCAGAGCCAGTTGACCTAGCTGTGTGGCCAGCTCACTGCTGAAGTAGTTGTTCATGACCGCTCGCTTATTCGCACGGTCCTGTTGACGTTGCTGGATCTCAACAGCAACGTTCCCCAGCTTCTGTCCTGCCTCCATGGCAAGGCGTCTGGCCGTGTTCCCCATGCCCTGCCGCACGCCTTGGCGAGCAGTGACGTTGGCCGCATCAGCAATGGCCGCGGCCTTCTGCACGTTGTACTCCAGGTAGTCACGCTGCTCACTTAGCAGCAGTCCTTCCTGCAGTTCCTTCGAGGCGTTCTGTGCTTTCTGCACAGTCAGGTCAGCAGACAGGGCGTTGTTCCTGATCTGCCTCATGTAGTTGGCAGCTTCTTGCTGGGTCTCGGCTGCGCGCTTGGTCTGGGAGTAGTCGTACTCCATCCTGACCTGAGTGCCCCTGAGGCTCTCTTCCGTCACGAATCGATCGAACAGCGCAGCGCTGTTGATGTCCATGTTGCGGATCGCGTTCTCGATCAGCTGGCTGCCGTAGTTCGCTTGATCAACAGCGTTCTGGGTTTCAACCATCCGCAGCTGTGCAACCTGGGCTGAGTCCCAGGCCCACTGCGCTTCGTTCTGCAGATTGTTCAGCTGATAGGCAGCCTCGTTCTGCATCCGCTGCATGTCCCATTGCTGGGTAGCAGCCTTGTTCTTGGCCGCGGCTGCAGCGTTGCTGCTGATGCCGGAGAAGATTCCCTGGCCAAGGCCTGCTGCAGCACCAAGGACGGTGACGATCGGGAAAGCCATCAGCCAACACTCCTTGCACGATTATTGTAGTTGCCTTCCCAACATGCACTCATGAGAGTGACTGGCAACCATGAGTCACTTCGCACCTTGATGGTGCAGTCTGTGTTCCTTGAGTAGATAGGCACTCGTGTGTGCCCAGTTGACAGAACACTGTATTCCTGACTCAACATGTTGTTGTCAACATTCAGTGTTCGAGCCCTGAAGGTGTGCACCGAGTCCAGCCTCCTGTTCTTACGACTCACTATTACCTCGTAGTAACCAGTATTGAAGTGGTTCACTGACCACGTCGCAACCTGCAGTCGTCCGTCCAGCTCACCGATCACACGTTGTCTGGCTTGATCCTTGGTCGGGACAAACGCCTGGGTGAACGTGTACTCGAAGTTGTATCGACTGCCAAAGCAGATCAGTGAGTTGCGGAAGTCTCCACGCTGATCACACACGATCGTGTTTGATCCTGCCTGCACTGTCCCAATCGCCAGTCCTGGCAGCGTCGGGCTGTCCATCCGAATGACAGCAACCGTTTCTGTCCGAGCAATGAACGGCAACGTGAACGTTGTGATGTCAATGAACGAGTCATAGGTAGCCGTGATGTTGTCGTTCTGCTGTGGCGTTGAGTTGCACTCCGGGTACAGCAGCTGCCTGTCCAGGTACATGTCCGGCACCGCAACGTCCGTCAGCTCCTCAGCTTCAAGCGTCACCGTGAATGTCCCGTCGGGATAGGTCATCACCATCCACAGCCGGTTATCGAAGAACCGTGCCCACTGAATGTCCCCGTCAAAAGCCCAGGTGCTCCAGCTGCTCTGCTGCTTGAAGACACTGCCCTGCGTCACCTGCCACAGGTACTTGTAGACAAACAGGTGCCTGGGGTCAGACCCTGACCGGGCAACGAAATAGTCCAGGCTCTCCCCAACGTCCCACAGGTCAGCGTCACCGCTGATGTACTTCGGCACGTTCAGCGTGATGTTCTGGCTGCCGCCCAGGTTCAAGCCAATGCGCCTGGCCTGGGTGTCGAAGAACTGGTACTCACGGAATCCAGTGAACCCATACTCACTGGTTGCAAACACCGCATTGGGCCCCGCGATCTTGGGTCGCAGGTGAGCGTTCATCTCGATGTTCGACAGCCGCAGGATGATTGCTGTCCGTGGGGTCAACACGTCAGCGTCAGCTGCTTGCAAGCGGAACTGAGACTTGTTGCTGAATGCCAGCAGGCTTTCGTCTACCGGCAGGATCCAGTTCAGGTCAATGCTGCTTTCGCTGCTGGCCCTCACGTCAATCGGGTCTGTCTCCAACACGGCCGTAGCTGTGCTGTTGAAGAAGTTGAAGATGTCATCAACCTCACTGCTCACCACTGACTCGCCACCAACAACGAAGTAGCGGCTGCGGAATAGGACGTGGTCCTTAATTGGATTGCCAATGAAGCTCGGCGTTGGGACCGTGTCCTCGTCACCAGCAGCCCGTGCACCCCAGGTCGGGAACGTGTAGTCGTAGGTGACGCTGTTGACGGTCTGACTACGGGTTGCCCCGTCAGCCGGGCCAACAAAGATCACGTCCTGAGCAGCTCGGTAGATCACCAGTGGCATGGTGTCTTCATCCAGCCGGAACTGAATGCCGGGGGCAGCACGTTCCTGCCAGGTGCCATCACCGAAGCTGGCGTTGGCGTCCCGGGGCACGAACGAAACCCACTGGTCGTCTTCAGTGCTGCTGGCGTCCTGTTCCACCTTCACCGTGAAACCACGACGAGCTGTAGTTGGTAGCTCCGAGAAGGCGTTGACGCTGCCTTTGATCCCACGCGCTAAGGCGTTTGATCGGGAGTCATCAACCTGAATGGTGAAGTCCGTCTGATCAGACTTCGCCACGTAGACCACGCTGCCCTGGCGCTCAGTCGTGAACCCACTGACCAGGTCGATCTGTGCTTGCAGCGCAGCAGCAACCGTGTCGGTACTCAGCTGGTTGTCGTTGTCAGAAGCCTTCGGTGTGGTGAAGGACGGCAGCGCTGTTCCGTTCAGCGTCACCGTGTACTCAATGTCGTAGTCAACAGCCTGCACAAACACCAGGGCCTCAAAGCCAGGGTTCGGAGTCAGGTCTGGCGACAATGCTGTTGTCTTCTCGCGGTTCAACAGCAGGCCCACTGGGCCGTTGTTGATGAGGACGTACTTGTTCCGAAGGGTGTCAGCGTTGAAGCCGTAGGCCGTGGTGTCCAGCTGGATCTCATCAACACCTCCTTGTCCTGTCACCAGCGACATGCCGGTGCCGTGAACATCGAGGTTGGTTCCGATCCCGTTACGGATGATCTGGATGTTCAGCAGGCCAGTCGTGTTGGGTGGTGGATACAGCAAGACGCTGTACCGCTCACCAGCGGTGACTGGCATCGTCTCCAGGTAGAAGTCCGTGGCGGCAAAGTCCAAGATTCGACCCACGTACTTAGTGGGCCGACGCTTGGTTAGGCCATTGACGGGAGAGCTCCAGCCATTGATCTGCTCAGTCCCTTGGCCAACCTGACGTAGATGACCAGGCTGCTGTGAAACACCCTGGGTCAGGCTGTCGACGTCATAGCGGATCAAGCTCGCAGGAGCCTTGCCGCTTGAAACGAGTGAGCTCTTCCGTCGTGCCATCAGTTGCTCCGGTACTTCAGTCCTTGAACGGGCAGGTAGCTGATGCCTTGCCCAATCCCGATGTCATTGCCGTACAGCAGGTTGTCCCCGCCGCCACGCTCCTCAGAGCGGATCAGCATTGACCTTGCGTACTGCTCATCCTGTGCGGTGTACACATAGATGGCATTGCTGTTCAGGTAGCGATCGGAGTAGATCCGCGCTGCTCTGATCACGATGTACTGCTGAGCGGCATGTGGCAGGTACTCCCAGTCGAGGTTGGTCACAACCTCACTGGCGATCACTGCAGATGCAATCTCATAGGTCTGCTGGTTGCGGTTGTAGACCCGCAGACCTCGAACCACGTACTGGTTGTCTCCGTACTTGCTAGTAGAGAAGACAACCTTCAACGCGCTATCGGGAACGTTGACGTGGTTCTGGGCATCAGGTGAGTAGCTCACACCGTTGTCGGTGTTCCAGCTCCAACCCTCGGCCTGAACGTCACGAGAGACCTCGTGCAGTGTCTTGCGAGCAAGCGCACTGTCCGTGACCTCGTTGACCGTGATGTCAGAGAGGCTGTCAATGGGCGCCTCCCCAATCACGCTGAGCAGGATGTTGACGGCCTCTAGCTCTTTCATTTCTTGGCCCCATTGACGATGTGCCAGGCCTGGGCTGCGGCTTCACGCAAGGTGGCAACGCCCTTGAACGAGTCAGGGTCAAGGCCAGCCTTGAAGCTGCCGTCTGCAGACAAGACGGTCAGACCTTCTTGAACCATGAAGGCTTCGATCTCCTTCCGGGTCATGTCAGCCAGGCGCTGCTCGATGGTCAGCTGAGCGGCAGGCTTGGTTGTGGCCTGGACCTGAACGCCTCCATCCCTCAACACGCCAAGGCCGAGCACCTGGATACGAGCACCACCAGCTCCAGCAGGCTGACCAGCTGCGGTGTTGTCGAAGTACAGCAGGTCACCCTCGTAATAGTTGGTGCCCTCGGTGGTCATCGTGACGTTGGTCAGATAGCCACCGCTGAAGTCCAGGGTTGCTTGAGCTCCGCTGCCCTTGCCTCCAAGCAGTGGAACCAACGTCGCCTGGCCATCGGTGTAGCCATTGCCTTGGTTGACAATGCCCACCACCCCGGCAGTGCCGGTCATGCTGGTGCTCTGCGGCCACATCATCGTCAGGTCGTACCAGCCGCGGTACAGATCAACGTCGGCTAACGGGTCCAGGGCTTGGTCTGCCGCGTAGCCGGGGATAATTCCAGCCATGAAAAAGGGGGCAATGAATGCCCCCATCTTGACAAGCGTCAACTAATAAGCCAAATCAGAGGCTGTTGATGATCTCAACGCAAGCCTCAGGGCGAAGTGGCGCACAGCCGTACGCCATTTTTGCCACCATAAGGGTTGCTTGATACATCGTATTGTAGTCATTGCCGGTCATCTGCATAGACAGATCACGCAGCTTGACGACACCAGCAGCAGATGTCTGGAATGCCAGCATCTGAGTGTTGCTCAGGTCGATGGACGACAGAGTGGTGGTGGCGCCGTTGAACACGTAGCCCTGCTCACCAGTAGGAGCGGTCACGTTGCCTTGGCGCAGGTTGTTCGAGCTGTAGATGCTGAAGCCTGCGAGCTTGGCAATCTGACCTTCCTTGTAGGAGCCGTTGGCGCCTTGCTGGTTGAAGTCAAAGTTGACTGCACGGCTGCTCTGGATGAGGCGGTAGTAAGCCTCGGGGGAGCAGACGAGAGCACGACCTTCGCCG